GAAGGCGAATGATGTCAACATGTCTGTTGGCAACATCAGTCGTGACCCATACAAAGAGCCAAAGACATCCGGCATCAAGATGCGCGGTACTGGATGCGCTACTAAAGGCGTGATGTCACGAGGCCCAATGGCATGAACTACGCCCAGCTTGTTGCGTCTATTGAAGCGTATACGGAAAACAACTTTCCGGATGTAACGCTGTCCGACGGGTCTATAGAGACCACGAAGGAGCAGGTTGACCGCTTCATTCAACAAGCCGAGCAGCGTATCTACAACACGGTGCAGTTCCCTTTTTTGCGCAGGAACATGACTGGCAATATTCAGTCGGGCAACAAGTACCTTGCAGCCCCCAATGATTACCTTGCCACGTATTCTTTGGCGGTTATAGATGCATCCGGTAACTACGAGTACCTGCTCAACAAAGATGTAAACTTCATCCGGCAAGCGTATCCCAATCCAACTACGGATGTGGGCACGCCAAAATACTACGCTTTGTTTGGCCCAGCATTATCAGGGGCTACGATTACAACTGAACTAACGTTTATTCTTGGCCCAACGCCTAATGCTGCATATACAGCAGAGCTTCATTTTTACTACTACCCCGAGTCCATCACCACTGCGGGCACTTCGTGGTTGGGCGACAACTTTGACACCGTGCTGCTGTACGGGGCGCTGGTTGAGGCGTACACGTTCATGAAGGGTGAGACAGACTTGCTAACCCTGTACGACGGCAAGTACAAGGAAGCCCTTGCACAAGCTAAACGTCTGGGTGATGGACTTGAGCGATCTGATGCTTACAGAAATGGGCAATACCGTATGTCGCCGCTGCCTCAAAACAATGGGGTAGCATAGTATGGCATTCACGGGCAACTTTTCTTGCAACACCCTGCGCAGTGGGCTGGCCAACGGGACGATCAATCTGTCTTCGGACACCTTTCGCTTGGCGCTGTACACCAACGCCGCATCGCTTGACCAAACTACCACAGCCTACACGCCAGACGGGGAAACCTCTGGCGGCAATTACGTAGCAGGTGGGCAAGTGGTGACGGCAACAGTAAGTTCCGCACTCACTACAACAGGCAGCGTCACCTACGTTACGTTTACAAACGCTTCGTGGACAGGCCAAATCACGGCCCGTGGGGCGTTGATCTACAAAGCTGGAGCTAACGGCGCAGTTTGTGTGCTGGACTTTGGCAATGACAAAACTTCAACCAACACGTTTGTTGTGCAGATGCCCGCTAACACCAGCACGTCTGCACTTATCAGACTGATTTAAGGAAAAAACATGGCATTGGTCACAACCACCAAAGGCGAAATGGACGATTCCCTGCTTGAGAAAAAAGAAGGGTTTGTTGATAATGACCACGAGTACACAACTTGGGTCGAGTACTGGTTGGCCGGGGAACTTGTGCACCGTTCTGCGCATGTATCCCTCAAGAAAAACGTAAGTTCTGCGGTAGAAGCCGCATCTTTTAATTAAGGAGCCAATCATGGCAAACACCCAAGCAATGACGACCAGCTTCATGGGCGAGTTGATGACCGCAACGCACAACTTTGGCACCGCCCCAGTTCGTGCAAGCGGCGCAACGGACACTTTCAAAGCAGCGTTGTATCTGACAACAGCCACTGTGAATGCATCTACAACTGCGTACTCTGCTTCCAACGAAGTCTCGGGCGCAGGTTACGTGGCAGGTGGCGTGGCGGTTACTTTTGGAACCCCTCCTACGGCCACCAACAGTTCTGCAACAGCAGGCGTGGCGTTTGTCACACCTTCGGCCAGCATCACGTACACCTCCGTGACTTTGTCCACGGCGTTTGACGCGGTGTTGATTTATAACTCGACACAAGCCGACAAGGCCGTGAGCGTGCACACTTTCGGTTCACAGACTGTGACTGCTGGCACGTTCACGTTGACCATGCCTGCGAACACAACAACCACTGCGCTGATCCGCTTGGCTACAACCTAATCTACTCGGGGGTAGCGCATGACTACCGCATGGGGCGAAGGTACATGGGGTGAATATTCTTGGGGTGGCTCCCAGTCGGAGATTGCCGGGAATAGCGCCGCCGGTGCCGTAGGTACCATGACCGCATCTGTTGAGTTTCCTGTACCAATTACAGGGGTTGAGGCTGCGGGGGCTGTAGGATCGGTAAGTATGGGTGAGCGCACGGTTGCGCTCACAGGCGTGCCCGCTTCTGGCGCGGTGGGGGATGTAGCTGAGACCAACAGTCCCGCAGAGGATGGCGTTGTTGCGCAGGGGCAGCTTGGCGTAGTTGTTTCTGAGCGTACAGTGGCGCTTAGTGGAGTTGAGGCATCGGGCGCAGTAGGCAACGTGGACTTTGCGTATGCCGCGTTTTTGTCGGGCGTAGAGGCTCTGGGTAACGTAGGCAACATGCTTGCCGCGCCCATCGGTACAGGGGTAAGTGCTGGGGGCCAAACAGGCACAGTAGGCTCTATTCGCACCGTTGCGTTGACAGGCGTGGGTTTGTTGGGCGCAGTAGGTAATGCTACTCCCGTGGTTGGCCCGACAGAAGACAGCGTAGTGGCGTTTGGCCAAGTCGGCTCAATTGCTTCTACCAGCCGCACAGTGGTGCTGAGTGGTGTGTCGGCTCGGGGGCAGGCGGGAACGACAAACTACTTCTACTGGACCACAATAGATGACAGCCAGACTCCAAGCTGGCAAAATGTGAGCAACTCACAGACTCCCAATTGGGGGGACGTAAATAACTCACAGACCCCCGACTGGGAAGATGTCGATATGACTGTTTAAAGGACAAGAAATGGCTGTAACAAATTTTTCACCTTTGCTTGGACTGGCGCTACCTACTACGGGTGACCTGTCGGGTACATGGGGCACAACGGTCAACGATTCCATCACCCAGCTGCTGGACTCGGCGGTGGCGGGCACTACAACGCTTTCAGCAGACGCAGATGTCACTCTGAGCACGACCAACGGCGCGGCCAACCAAGCACGTAACGCGGTCATCTTGTGGACAGCCAGCAACGGCGCGACCACCCGCAACATCACGGCCCCTGCTCAAAGCAAAGCCTACACGGTCCTTAATGCTGGCACAGGTTCTATTGTGCTGCGCGGAGCAGGTCCCACCACTGGCGTGACCATTGTTTCAGGGGAGACGTGCGTAGTTGCATGGGCTGGCGCGGACTTCGTAAAGGTTGCCACAAGTGTTGCTGATGGTGTGGCCACCATTTCTTTCGGCTCAACAGGGCTGACGCCTTCCACGGCAACTTCCGGCGCGGTAACTGTTGCGGGAACACTGGCAATTGCCAACGGCGGTACGGGTGCAACAACAGCCCCCGCAGCGCGTACAGCCCTTGGGGCCACAACACTAGGTAGTAACCTTGTCACAATCACCAACCCATCTGCGGTGACCTTTCCTCAATTTAATGCGGACAACACAGTTTCATCACTGGATGCAGCATCTTTCCGTACTGCGATTGGTGCAGGCTCAGGTGGGGGCTCTGTTACGTCTGTTGCCTTGTCAGCTCCAGCGTTTCTTTCTGTCTCGGGCTCTCCGATTACGACATCCGGCACACTTGCCTTGAGCTACTCAGGAACTGCACTTCCCATAGCCAACGGTGGCACAGGCAATACAACCATCCCTGCCACCTCTATTTTTGTAGCAAATTCCGCCAACACACTGACTACCGTAACCCCCACGGCCAGTCAGTCCATCCGGATCAACTCTGGCGGAACGGCGTGGGAAGCATATACGCCTAGCGCCTCTACGGGCACAGTGTCATCGGTCGGCTGGACCGGCGGCATTGTCTCCATTGCAGACGCGACCACAACCCCCGCGTTTACCATTGCGGGTACTTCTGGAGGCATCCCGTACTTCTCCAGCGGAACCACATGGGCGACCTCTGCCGCTCTTGCTGCAAACGCACTGGTTATTGGCGGCGGCGCTGGTGTCGCGCCATCAACCACAACTACTGGCACTGGGGTACTCACCGCTCTTGCCAGTGCAGCAAACGCCGCCGCAGGATTTGTTACTGGTAATGGCACCGCCACCCTGACAAACAAGACCATCAGCGCAGACAGCAACACACTGTCTGGCATCGCCGCAAGCTCGTTTGTCCTGTCAAACGCCAGCGGCAACATTGACGGCTCTGCGGCGGCAAAAGCAATTCCTTCTGGTGTGGTTGTTGGCACTACCGACACGCAAACGCTGACCAACAAGACGTTGACAAGCCCGGTCATCGGCACAATCGTCAACACCGGCACGCTGACGTTGCCAACATCTACCGACACTTTGGTTGGCCGAGCAACGACTGACACGCTGACAAACAAGACCATCAGTGCAGACAGTAACACCCTGTCCGGTATTGCCGCCAGTTCGTTTGTTTTGTCAAATGCAAGTGGCAACATTGACGGCGCTGCGGCTCAAAAAGCCATCCCAACTGGAGTAGTGGTTGGCAACAGCGACACGCAAACGCTGACTAACAAACGTATTGACCCAAGGGACGTGTCGGCGGCATCAGCATCCACGCTCACGCCAGATGTGTCAGCGGGTGACATATACGCTTACACAGCATTGGCTGCGGCCCTGACCATCAACGCACCAATCGGAACCCCGACCAACGGCGACAAATTAATCTTCCGTTTGTTGGATAACGGAACCGCGCGGGCCCTGACGTGGAACGCAACGTACGTTGTAATTGGCGTCACGCTTCCTACTACCACAATTGCCAACAAAACCACCTATGTCGGTTGCATCTATAACGCCAACAACACCCGTTGGGATGTTATTGCTGTAACCACACAAGCATAAGGAGCCTGCAATGGAAACAAACCAGTTTGAAGAGCTGTTTGACACGATTTATTTTGAGTTTGAGACCGCGCACGGAACATTTAAAGATGCTTTGGTGTTTGCTAAAGGCGAAGTCCCTGATGCAGAAACAGTTGAACGGATGAAACAAGAGCGCCTTGCCGCGTTTATCAACCACATCGAGAACCCGCCCCCATCTGTGGACTACCTGTTAGATGACAACGGGCTGAATGTACTTGATGAGAACGGCAATCCAATTCCTAAGCAGGGGTAATCATGGCTACTTATTATTGGGTTGGTGGAGCAGGCACGTGGAATAACTCCTCTTCAACCAATTGGTCAGCTACTTCGGGTGGTAGTGGGGGCGCAGGAGTCCCCATTTTTACGGATATCGTAATTTTTGATTCTCTTTCAGGAACCGGGACGTGCTCCGTAGCAAGCACTGCTCAAGGCGGGACAACAACCCAGAACTCTGCTGGAATCACAATCCAACTTACTGCAAGCAGCATAGGCTGGGCGCAAGCATCGCTTACGCTTACTCAAGGCACCATAGACTTGAATGAGTTTGGCACAAGTACTCCTGTTTTTAGTAGTAGCAACACAAATGTACGAACGCTTGATTTTGGAACTAACGGGCTATTGGAAATATCAGGCAACAACGGCACTGTGTTTAACGCTACCGATCACACAAACCTCACTTTAGCAGGGTCAAAAAACATTGTTTTTAACTACGCAGGCGGCGTTGGCACACGAACAATTCTTTCCGGAAACTACGCTACAACAACAGCGGCAAACGCTTTTTTCCTCCAGTTTTTGCCTGCAACAGATACGGTTAATATTTCAGCACAGGCATTTGACACATTAAACTTCGCCTTAGGCGGGGGCTTTACTGGAACACTTGCTTCTAGCGGGCTTCGGTCTTTTGGAGGTGGAATTACATTTACCTCCGGTATGACAATCAGCGGAATAACGGGGTCAATTAGTTTTCGCAATACCGGGTCGGCCACTTTTACTACAAACGGTAAAACTGTTCCCGTTCCCTTGTTCATGGACGGCGCGGGCGGCACTACAACGTTTGTAGGCAGCTACACCTCGTCTAGCTACATCAGCCTAGACCAAGGAACTCTTGGCATCCTTATCGGCACCATTAACGCCACCTATATTACATCGGGCAGCGCGGGCGCAAGGACGCTAGATATCACAAGCGATACAGTCAACTTATCAAATGCAAGTGCTTTTGCAACGGTGTTTTCACTGGGCACTGGCACAGTTACGCTGAACTCAAGCTCATCAACAATTAACGTGTCTTCGGCAACAGCGACCACTTTTGATGGGGGCGGGCGCACGTTTGCTACGGTCAATCAAGCCGGTGCCGGTGCTCTGACAATTGCTGGTTCAAACACATTCACCACCCTCAGCAACAGTGTTCAGCCCACCACATTCCGTTTTACGTCGGGCACAACGCAAACAGTAACCAACTTCACCGTCAGTGGCACGGCAGGCAACTTGGTAACAATCAACGCCACCACTCCCGGTACTCGTGCAACCTTGTCAAAAGCAAGTGGGACGGTGTCCGTCAGCAATTGCAGCATCACAGATAGCAGTGCCACAGGCGGAGCGGTTTGGCGGGCGTTTACCACGAACGGCAACGTCGATGGTGGCAACAACTTAGGCTGGGTTTTTTCTCCCCCCGGCGGTGGCAACTTTCTTGCTTTCTTCATGTGAGGCGTCATGAAAGACTGGTTTGTTGCATTTATCGCAGCAGCCAGTCTGGTGGCGTTGACCATATGGACGGCGCGGGCTGTCTTTTTTGTACTGGGGTGATGCATGGATGAACAAAATTTGAAACATGAGCTGGCCGTCATCAAGGCGCAAGCCGAGGTGGAATTAAAACGGCTTCACGCCGAGAACTCCGCCAAGGAGGTTGCTGGCAAGGCCATCGGTGAAGGTGGTTTGTTCTACATCACCCTGATCATTTCCATCGGGGTAGGCGCGTCTATTGTTCTGGAAGCAGACAAAATTGCTGCTGTGATGGGTCTACTGGGTGCTGCGCTGACGGCCTTGATCTCCATGTTGAACGGCATTGCTGGCACCGCACCGAAGCAGGAGAAGCCTGAGTTTGAGGTCATCAAGAACCTGATCGACAAGCTGGATCGTCTGGACCGCAAGGAGCCGCCCATGAAGGTTACCGTGGAAGGCGACAAGGTAACAGTCGCCAAGGGGGAGGACTCCATCACCACATCCAAAGGAGCCTGACATGGCTGATGAATCTGCAAAAGGCGCGTTGATCGAAAAACTTACGTTCGCAGTGTTACCGCTGCTGTTTTCTTGCGTGGTGTACCTTATGTCGGCGCTGTCCAACTTGAGTCACGAGGTCACGATCCTCAACAGCAAGATCAGCTTGGTTGTTACATCAGACAACAAGCAAGCAACCAACACTGGCGCGGAGCTTGCGCGTGAGCGGCTACGCCAAGACCTGTCCACCGAGATTCAAAAGAACCGGGACGACATCCAGTACAACCGCCAAAAAATTGCGGTCATTGAAGCTCAGATGGAGAAAAAATAATGCTGTCTCTTCTCTCAACCCTCGGGGGTTTGCTGATTTCCGGCCTGCCCAAGCTGCTGGAGTTCTTCCAAAACAAGGCAGACCAAGCGCATGAGCTGCGGCTGGCCCAAGTCCAGACTGAACGAGAATTGCAACTGGCTGCTGCTGGCTTTGCGGCCCAAGCCCGTGTCGAGGAAATCCGCACCGAGCAAGTGGCGATGGAGACCGATGCCCGGATGACCGAGGCGGCTCTCAGTCACGACCAGAAGGTACTGGAAAAGGCCAGCCGCTGGGTTGCCAACTACGTGGGGACCGTGCGCCCCACAGTGACGTACATCTTTGTGCTTGAGTTGGTAGCGATCAACGCTTTCTTGGCGGTCTACCTGTGGAACCATCCGCACCTGATCACGAGCATTGATGATGTCATTCGCTATACCGACCTGATCTTTTCAAGCGACGAAATGGCAATGCTGGGCGGCATTATTGGGTTCTGGTTTGGTAGCCGCCAGTGGAGCAAAAAGTGAAGTTGAGCAAAGCCGGGGAGGACTTGATGCACAAGTACGAGGGCTTTCGCTCTCGCCCCTACCTTTGCCCGGCGCACATCTGGACGATTGGCTACGGCCACGTCCTGTACCAAGAGCAGATCAGGCTACCCGTGGTGCGGGTAGAGGGCAAGGAGACGCCCATGATCCGTAAAGAGATGCCACTGAAACCGGAGGACAACCGTGTCTGGACAAAAACGGAGATCGACGAACTATTCCGCACTGATGTCGGAACTTTTGAACGGGGTGTTCTTCGTCTTGTTCCCGGTGTGGTTGGGCGTCAAGGCTCTTTCGACGCTCTTGTCTCTATTTCCTTTAACTTTGGGCTAGGCAACCTCCAGCGCAGCACCATCCGCATGCGTGCCAACCGGGGTGACTGGGACGGGGCAGCAGAATCGTTCCGTGTTTGGACCAAGGGCGGGGGCAAGGTTCTCCCCGGTCTGGTCAAACGCCGCGAAGCAGAGATTGCGCTCTTTTTGAGTTAAGTGCGAAAATGTCGCAACGCTGAGGTAACCCATGCCATTACAAAAATTCCTGTTCAAACCCGGAGTCAACAAAGAAAACACACGCTACACAACCGAAGGGGGTTGGTACGAGTGTGACAAGATTCGTTTTCGTCAGGGCAACCCCGAGAAGATCGGGGGCTGGACGCCCTACGCCTCATCCACATTTTTAGGCGTGTGCCGCTCGTTGTGGAATTGGGCTACGCTTGCGGGAAACAACTTGGTGGGTGTGGGTACCAACTTAAAGTTCTACATCTTAGAAGGCGGCAACTATTACGACATTACCCCAATTCGCAAGACCGTTACCCTGACCAATCCTTTTACGGCCACAAACGGGTCAAATGTTCTAACAATTAACGAAGTAAACCACGGCTGCGTAGATGGAGACTTTGTAACCTACAGCGGTGCGGGTATCGCGGGGCTTGGCGGCAATATCACTGCGGCTGTGCTGAAGAACACGTTTCAAATTACTTATCTCGATGATGACGTATACACTATCACTGTTGGCGCAACGGCCAACGCAACGGACGTTGCAGGCTCCCCCGGTGGTGGTTCAGTAGTTACCCAGTACGAAACCAATACTGGCCCCGCTGCGCAGGTGCCTCTGGTCGGTTGGGGTGCTGGACCTTGGGGTCTGGGTACTTGGGGTAACGGGCAAGTAACATCTACGTCGCTTCAATTGTGGAATCAAAAAAACTTTGGGGAAGACCTGATCTACGGACCTCGTGGCCAAGGCGTGTATTACTGGAGTGCCAACGTAGGTATTTCCCCCATCCAAATTACCATCTCGATTGCCGCACCCGGTGTAATCACACTGCCTACGGGGTTTTCGTTCCCGGACGGTACGGTCATCACATTTACCTCTACGGGCGCTTTACCCACTGGGCTGACTGTTGGGCAGGTGTATTTTGTAGTGAACTCCACGGGGGGCACATTCAACGTGTCCACAACCATCAATGGCCCCGCCGTCACCACCTCGGGCGGGCAGTCGGGGTTGCAGTTCATATCACAGCGCGGAGTTGACTTGGCGGATGCCGGGGATGCGGATACGCCCCTGTTCCAAAACGTCATCCAAGTTTCTGACGTGTCCCGGTTTGTGCTGTGCATGGGCACCAACGACTACGGCCAGACGTTCCTCGACCCCATGCTGATCCGCTGGTCTGACCAAGAAGACCCGTTCACATGGACCCCCGCTGCCACCAACCAAGCAGGTAGCATCCGTTTGTCGCACGGCTCAGAAATCATCACAGCGGTGCAAGCGCGTCAAGAGATTGTGGTTTTTACGGACACGGCTCTGTACTCATTGCAATATGTTGGACCGCCTTTTGTGTGGTCCACTCAACTGCTTGGTGACAACGTGTCTATTGTTGGTCCTAATGCGGCCATGATTGCATCCGGTGTCATTTACTGGATGGGTGTGGACAAATTCTACAAATATGATGGTCGTGTTCAAACTCTAAACTGCGACTTACGCCGCCATGTGTTCAGCGACTTCAATACCTTGCAGTCCCAGCAGGTGTACTGCGGTACCAACGAGGGCTTTAACGAGGTCTGGTGGTTCTACTGCTCCAAGAACAGCAATGTGGTGGACAAGTATGTAATCTACAACTACATCGAGAACGTCTGGTATTACGGCAACATGGGGCGCACAGCTTGGTTGGACTCTGGGTTGCTGGCTTTCCCAATCGCTGCAACGTACGATTCTGAAATCGTGCAGCACGAAGATGGTGTAGATGCTTACGCGCTTGGTAACATAACGGCGCTTCCGGCGTATATTGCGTCATCTGAGTTTGACATCGGTGATGGCCACAACTTTGGCTTTGTCTGGCGCGTGCTGCCGGACTTGACGTTTCAGGGGTCTTCTTCTGTAGCCGGGGTATCAGGGTCTGGAATTCCCGAACCCAAGGTGGACATGACCTTGTTCCCCCTGCAAAACTCAGGCTCAGGGGTAAGTGGGTCGGCGTCTGGCGCGGTGACACGGAAAGCTACGTATACCATCACGGAGCAATTTACTGGGCAGATTTACACGCGGGTGCGTGGGCGGCAGATGATTTTCCAGATTTCTTCGTCCCAAGTTGGGACCACGTGGCAGCTCGGTGCGCCGCGAATTGACATCAGACCTGACGGGAGGAGATGACCGATGGGCATGCTTCAGAACCAACCGGCTCCTAACCTACCGCTGGCACCTAACGAATATGATGCAGTGTACATGTCGCAGTTGGCCAACGTGCTGCGCTTGTACTTTAACCAGATTAACGCTGTACAACGGCTGAATCTGGCCGGGCTAAATTTAGACTTGGGCACCCTGCCCACCGATGCAAATTACGACAGCCTACGTTTAGGTGATGTGTACAGAGATACACAGGGCGGCACGCTCCAGACGGGTACAAACGTGTTGCGTATTAAGGTGCCTATTGGGCTGTTTGGGGTACAAGGTTCTGGAGCGGTAGGCAGTGTTGGGCCTGTTGGGGGCACAATTACTCGAAATTTAACTGGTGTTTCTGGGTCCGGTGCAGTTGGCACAGTGACCCCTTAACACTAAAATGCAACATACTTGAGGAGATCACTATGGCAATGGGTGGTGTTGGTGAAGCGATGTTGCTTGGCGCGGCAATGGGTGGTGGCTCTGCTGCTTTGACTGGTGGCGACCCACTTAAAGGTGCTCTCCTAGGCGGCTTGACTGGTGGTGCCGGTGCGGGTATTGGCGGCGCTTTGAGTGGCGCTGGCGCGACAGCGGGTACGAATGCTGCTTTGGGTGCGGCTGGTACTCAAGCTGGGGCGAATGCTGCTTTGACAGCGGCGGGTACTGAGGCGGCTACTGGTGCGGCTTTGAACGCTGGTGCTGGTGCTGCTGCGGGTCCGGGGGTCATGATCAATCCTTTGGGCGCGGAAGCGGCTAACCTGTCTACGACTGGCGCAAATCTCTTTGGGTCGGCCCCATCTTCGTTCCCCGGAATGGGCGGTCAGACAGCCGCGCAGCAGTTCACAGCTTCAATGAACCCCGCTGCAATAGCCCCAACGGGCGTCCCGGGGGCTACGATTGCTCCAAATGTTGGTAGTTTTACCCCACCTGCCCCCACAGGTGGTATCTCAAATCTGTCTGCTGCCAACCCCCAAACCTTTACCCAAGGCATGGCCAAGTTTGCCTCTGATCCAATGGCTTCCATCAAGGCCAACCCATTTACTGCGGGTAGTGCGGCTATACAAGGCGCTATTGGGTCACAAGAAGGGCCTCAAGGTCCTGAAGAATACGATGGCCCGTTGAAGCGGTTCCGTTTCAACCCAGAGACTTACCGCGCCGCAACCTTTGCCGAAGGCGGTATTGCCAATCTGGCTGCTGGTGGTTACGACCGTATGGTGGGCGAACAGCCCATGTACCAAGCACTGGCTAAGGGCGGTATCTCTGACTTGGGTGGCTACTCTGATTACGCAGGTGGTGGCCGCATGCTCAAGGGTCCCGGTGATGGTATGTCTGACAGCATTCCCGCAAGTATTTCTGGCAAACGCCCTGCGCGTCTGGCCCGTGACGAGTTTGTCGTGCCTGCGGATGTGGTGTCGGGTTTGGGTAACGGCTCTTCGGATGCCGGTGCCAAGCACCTCTATGCCATGATGGACCGTGTGCGCCAAGCACGTACAGGCAGCAAGAAGCAGGGCAAAGAAATCAACGCACGCCGCTTAGTGCCTGCATAAGGAGAACGACATGGGTGGCGCAACAGGTGACTTTGGTGGTGGTAGTGGTGGGGGCGCGTTTGCGCAGCCTCAAGTGCAGCGTGGCTCTCTTGATTCTGTAGGCGGCGGTGGTCGTACTTATTTTCAACAACGCCCAGACGTTGCTACGGCGTTTAACCAAAATTCACAAGGGTTGAGCCCCACTCAGTTTAGTCAACAACATTTTCAACAGTATGGGCAGTTTGAGGGTAACGTCAGTGATCCATCCAAACAGTTTTTTCAACCTGTTTACCAGCCACAGCAAAATAACTACGCTACTACAAACCGATTGGGGGTTAGCCAATACGGTACACCAATGACGCCCGAAAGTTTGGTAGATAGCGCCTATGCGGGTATTGGGCGTTTTGGAGTTGGTACTGGTACAAACCAAATGGACGCAGCGGGGCGACAGCACCATATCAACGCGTTTCAAACAGGGCAGTACACACCACAAAACTTTTTCCAAGGGTTCAGTAACTCTGTTCGGGACTACCAAGCACAGAACCCAAACGACCGATACACACAATACACTCAAAACCAACCGGGGTACATGGGTGGGTTTACTGGGTTTAGCGGTGGGTTCATGCCTCAGATGCAAACGCCGTTCAATCCTTACACCAATAGCTCTGGTGGTTTTGGTGGTGGCTTCGGTGGCGGTTTTATGCCCCAACAGCAGTTCATGCCTCAACAGCAGTTTCAACCCCAGATGCAGACCCCATTCAGTTCTGGGATGTCGCAGCCTAGACAGTCGCAGCAGCCAGAAGTGCCTTTGCCAGACATCTACAACATGTATCCACCGGGTGGGTCTATGGACATGGCGTATCGCCCCCAGCCACGTTCGTCTGGCCCAACGTCTCCTATTGTGGGCAGGTCTTCTCAGATGCGCGGTACACCCAACGTGATGCGCCGTGCCGCAGGTGGGATTACTTCTCTGATGGGCAAAGCATGAGTCTGACAGTCCGTTCTGTCGATGTAAACCATATCCATCAAGTATGGCCTATGGTGCAAGGGTACGTTCAAGAGGCGCTCGATAAGGGCGGGGACTTTCCTGAGTGGGCGAATGGGTACAACATCCATCACGTGCAGCAGTTTGTCTCCAGCGGGCAGTGGCTTTTGCTTGTTGCCGCCGATGAGGACAACGTAGTACATGGGGCGATGACGGTCTCGTTTATCGCCTATCCCCTGCACCGGGTGGCGTTCGTCACCACCACGGGCGGAAAATTTATTGCAAACCCAGAGCTTTTGGAGCAACTCAAAGCACTGGTAAAACTTCATGGCGCGACTAAGATACAGGCATTCTGCCGAGAGTCTATGGTCCGTCTTTTGGCACGTGCCGGTTTTGAACCGCGCAACACGCTAGTGGAAACACTGGTCTAAGGAGAATATTATGAGCGGTGGTGGCGGCGGTCCTTCGAGCACAACGGTAACGAACTCTAATATCCCTGACTACCTGCGTCCGCAAGTCGAGACGCTGCTTGGGGGTGCAACAAAAGAGTTGTTCAATACTAGGGAAATCCCCGGAGTAGACGGCGCTCCAAGCACTTTTGAGATTACGGGCACCAAGCCGTTTACTCCTTACAGCGCGGACCCTCGTTCGTACGTAGCGGGGTTCAGCCCCTTGCAGCAACAAGTTCAGGCAAACGCTGCAAATCTTCAAGTGCCCGGCCAGTTCAACCAAGCTACAGGTTTGGCTGGCGCTGCTGGTATGGGGGGTATGCAGTCTGCCGCTCAAGGTGCGGGTTACGGCAACGCTGGATTTCAATCGGGTATGCAGGGGCAAATGTTGGCGCAACAAGCTGCTCAAGGTGCGGCGAGGAATGCCAATATGGCTACGCAAGGTGCGTACGGTTACGGTGCGCAAGGGGCTGGATTTGGTGCGATGGGGGCCGCGCAAGCGCAACAGGCCGCTAACCAAGCAGCTAACGCTTCGTATGGCTTTGGTGGGCAAGGGGCTGGATTTGGCGCTCAAGCTGGGCAAGTAGGCGCACAGGGGGCCGCAATGGCTCAACAAGCCGCCCAAGCTGCCTCTCAAGGCGCGGGTATGTACGGCGCACAGGGTATGCAGGCGGGTAACCGTGGAGAAGGGATTGGCGCTTTCGCCGCACAAGATGCTATGAACCGTGCAAATATGGCTACGGGTATGGCACAACAATCCGGTGCTCAAGGTGTGCAGTCTGGCATGCAAGGTCAAAACATAGGCACGCAGGGTGGCGCTCAGTTTGGCAATTTAGGCGTGCAGGCTGGGCTACAAGGACAGCAATCCGGGCTGCGGGGGGAAAGCATAGGCACTCAAGGTGGGGCGCAGTTTGGTGGTATGGGCGTTCAAGCTGGCCTGCAAGGACAACAAGCTGGCCTGCAAGGGCAACAAGCTGGCCTGCAAGGTGGGGCGCAGTTTGGTGGTATGGGTGCTGGTTACGGCGCACAAGCCGCTGGTTTGGCCGGGCAAGCTCAAGGTTATGGGGGTATGGGCGCTGGCTACGGGCAGCAAGCTGCCAACTTGGCAAATACGGCACTGAACTATGGCGACCTGTCTTCACAGATTGGGCGCATGGGGCTTGAGGCGCAGCAAACTGGTCGTGGGATTACATCGCAGTCGCAAAGTTTGGCGAATCGCCAAGCTGCTGCTGGGCAAGACTACGCCCGGCAAATGACTGACCCAAATACGCTTCAACGGTACATGTCGCCATATCAGCAGTCGGTGACGGACTTGCAAATTGAAGCTGCTCGTCGTCAAGCGGATATCTCTCGCACCCAGCGTGGTGGTCAAGCTGCACGTGCCGGTGCTTTTGGTGGTGCCCGTCAAGCGATTGAAAATGCTGAGGCCGAGCGCGGCCTTCAATCACAGCTCGCCGCTATTCAGGCGCAGGGTACTCAGTCTGCTTATGACAAAGCTGTTCAGGCTATGCAGTACGGCTCCAACCTCGGGCTGCAAGGCCTGAGCGGTGCGCAATCTGGTCTGGGTACCGCCTTGCAAGGCGGTCAGTTGGGTTTGTCAGGAATCGGGCAGGCTTTGGCTGGACAGCAAGCCGCTATGCAGGGTGTGGGGCAAGCTGGGTCTATGTACGGTCTCGGTATGCAAGGAGCGCAGTCGGGACTGGCTGGTCTTAACGCCGCAAATCAAGCCTATCAAACTGGTATTCAAGGCGCAGGTATGGGCTTGCAGGGTGTCAACACTCAGTTGGCAGGAACTGCTCAGGGTATCCAAGGTGCTCAGGCCGCTATGCAGGGTGCAGGCGTTGGTTTGTCTGGTGTGGACCGTCAGTTGGCAGGAACCGCTCAGGGTATCCAAGGTGCTCAGGCCGCTATGCAGGGTGCGGGTCTGGGGTTGCAAGGTGTCAATACCCAACTGGCGGGAACCGCCCAAGGTATGCAGGGGGCCCAAAACGCCATGCAAGGCGCTGGCGTCGGTTTGTCCGGTGTGGACCGCCAGTTGGCGGGTACTGCCCAAGGTATGCAAGGGGCTCAAATTGGTTTGTCAACAGCGGATCGTGCACTTGCCGCAGGGCAGCTTGCTCAACAAGGTGCGGATCGTGGTTTGGCTGGTACTGCGCAATCTATGCAGGGGGCTGGTTTAGGTTTGCAAGGTGTTGGACAGCAACTGGCTGCGGGTCAACTCGGTCTAGCAGGCAGTGCCCAAAACATTCAAGGACTTCAGGCCGCTATGCAGGGTTCTGGTTTAGGTTTGCAAGGTGCCAACCAAGCTATCAACGCAGGGCAACTTGGGTTGGCTGGTACCGCTCAAGGTATTCAAGGGTCACAAGCGGGTCTTGCAGGTGTTGGTCAGGCCATCAATGCGGGTCAGCTTGGGCTTCAAGGCGCGGGGGTTGGTTTGCAAGGCACCGCACAAGGTATGCAAGGTGCTCAAGTGGGCCTGCAAGGTGTTGGTGCACAGCAAGCTGGCTACGGCCTCGCTAATCAGTCGGCAACTGCGCTTGGTAATTTAGGTAACCAACAACTTGCCGCACAGACAGGCATCCTCGGTTTGCAGAACCAGATCGGTAGCCAGCAGCAAGCGCAGGAACAAGCGATTGTCAACCAAGCCATTCAGAACTATGCAAACGCACAGCAGCAGCCTCTGACCAACCTGAACCAGTACAACGCCCTGTTGCGTGGGTACGCTTTGCCCGGCACGACAACGACTCAGTATCAGGCACAGGCAAGCCCATTGTCTCAAGCTGCTGGCGCGGCTACGGCGCTTTACGGCGCGTCCCAACTCGGCAAGAAAAAGGGTGGCCGTATCCGCGAACCCAAGCGCAGCGGGTTGCACACATTGGCCCTGCGTAAAGCAATGAAAGGTTAATCATGAGTATCGCTCAAAGCATCTTGGCCAACCCTAGCAAGTACTCGCTTGCCCAACTCACACAAGGCGTGGAAAACGGTGTGATCCCTGCGTACATCGGCATCCCGATCATTCAGGAAAAGATGCAGCAAGAAGCCCGGATGCGGGCTATGGGACAAAGCCAAGGCCAAGGGCAACCTGCGCAACCGCCTATTGCGGACCAGATCATGGCGCAAGCGCAACAAGGGAGCCAAGGCGTTGAGTCGCTGCAATCCAACCTGCCCCAGTCCTATGCTGGCGGTGGCATCGTTGCGTTTGAAGAAGGCGGTCAGGTCGAACGGTTCCAAACTGGCGGGACACAGGAAGAACGAGATCGTGAAGCCATGATGGAAACCATTCGGAAAATGAAAGCGGCGGGTATGGATATCGCCACACTTCCCGGTCGTGGAATACTTGGCGCACTTGAGTCGGGGGTTACTCGACCACTGCGTGCTGTAGGTGTGCCTATTCCATATTTGCCCCAGTCGGTCTACGGGGGCGATGCCTCTAGCATGACTCCTTACATGGATGCGCTACGCAAGCAGAGCGGGGAAACAACTCCAGCTCCCGGTGCAGGTATCAACAAAGACCTCGGCCCCGTACCCGGCACAACGGATAAAGACGTTTTGGGTGGTCGCCCAACTGGCGATATTACTGCCCTGCCCGGCGCTGGTCGTACGCCTACTGGGGCGGGTCCCGGAGCCGGTCCTGCTCAAACACCTTTTGCCATGCCAGCAGCTCCCACGGGTAAGTCCGCTGAAGACTTTGCCCGTACCCAATTTGCAGGTTTGGGTGAGCGTTCAGACGCCCGTCTAAAGGAGCTTACCGCTGCGCAAGATGCAAACAAGATGGAAGGCAAGGCATTTGACGGTCTGAAAAAGACGTTAGAGGATGAAGCTGCGCAGGCTGGGGTAGAAAAATCTAGCGCAAAAAATATGGCCATCTTCAAAGCCGGTCTGGCCATGATGTCTGGCACCTCACGCAACGCGCTGGAGAACATTGGTAAGGGTGCAATGGTTGGTGCTGAGGACTACCAACGCGCCGCTGCCGACCTGAAGAAGGCTGACAAAGAGCGCCAGAAACAGTTTGCTGCCATTGAGGAAGCACGCCGTGCGGAAGACCGCGACGACATCAAGACCCGCAACGCTCGGTTGGAAACCGCCTACAAAGCTGGGCAGCGCATGGATGAGTTGGGTTCTGCCGCCGTATCCGCTGGGTTTGGTGTAGACAAAACTCAAGGCATGGATATCTGGAAAACCGAGTTTAGTGCGGCAGCAACTCAACGTGCTGCGGACACTAGCGCAGCGGCAACCCGATACTCTGCGGATGTTGGAGCCAGCTCTCGTCTCCAAGCTGCGGAAACTAAAGCCCTGTTGGCTGGCCTCGGCGGTGGTAAGGGCGCTCTGACTCAAGACCAGTTGATCAAGAACCGCCAAGCCCTTGCCGATTCCCCACAGATTACTGCGTTCAAGAAACAGCTTGTGGATCAGTACGGCAAGAACATAGTGAATCAGCCGGGATACCAAGATGCGATCAACAAACAAATTGACCAGCTCTTGATGCAGATGTCAGCGCAACCCGGCGCTTCTATGGGGTTTAGTATGACCCCTGCCCAACAATCGCTGGTCAACAAATACCTGAACCCACGATAATCACGGCAGTACATAAGGAATCAGTATGGATTTGGCACGTGTCCTCCAAGCGTTAAAAAATGCGGACGCAGCGGGGGATACAGCCGCTGCCCAGCAACTGGCACAACTTGCGCAGCAAATGTCGCAGCCAGCCCAGCCCGCAGCCCCCGAGTTCAAGCGGGACTACACCACAGGTGAGATGCTGTCCAAGGCGGTTACCCGTGGGACCAAACGAATTGGCTCGGCCTTTGGTGACTTGCTTCCTGCTATGGGGGCGAGTGCGCTTGGGTTCAACGAATATGCCCAACGCCAATTGGGTGAGGCCGCTGAGACAGAGGCTGAGATCGAGCAAAAATACGCCCCTCAATACCGTGGCACACAGGACGTAACTGGGTTGGGTAGTGCCTTGGGCTTTGCCGCTGAGACCGTTGCCGAGCAAGTTCCCAACATCGCTACTGCGCTGGTCCCCGGTCTGGGTGCTGGTGCTATTGCCGCTCGTGCGGGTGCTGGCCTTGCTGGTCGGGCTGCTGCTGTCAACGCAGGTACGTTCCTTGGGTCTTACTCCCAAGCAGCTCCCGAAGTTTTCCAGAACATCTACGAGACCTCGGGCAAGATGGAGCCGGGTGTTGCTGCTTTGTTCGGTGCTGGTTCCGCTGCACTGGACTCCATCCTCCCCGCGCAGTTGGCCAAGAGCATCACAGGTCCGCTCAAGGCAGGCATCATCGAGAAAGTGCTGGAGAAATCTGGCATGGACAAGGGCCTGTTGCGCTCTGTGACCGCTGGCATGGCCAAGGGTGTGGGCGCTGAAGGTCTGACCGAGGGTGCCCAAGAGGGCATCAACATCGCCGCTGAACGGTTTGTTGCGGAAAACCCAGAAGTGTTTGGCAGCAAAGAGTGGGACCGTATCATGCAGTCCGCTGTCAAAGGCGCGATTGCTGGCGGTGCGTTCGGTGGTGTTGGTGGTGGTGTAGAAGCTGCTCGGGCTGGAGCCGAGCGCCGTGAAGCGTACGCCCAAGCCTTGGAAGAACGTGGCGACCGCCAAGCTGCCGCTGAGGTGCGCCGTCAAAGCGCCGAGATTGAGGCTGCACAAGCGCAGGACCCCCAGCAGTCACTGCCCGGTTTTGAGATGGGGCCTGCTACGGGGCTGATGCCCACTGCTGAACCGACAGCCCCAGAGAGTAAATCTCCTAAGAGCACACAGGCAGAGATGTTTACGGCTGAGGGCGAACTGGCTCCCGGCATGACCAAGCTGGCGGACAAGGACGACAAGGCCGCTGCCAATCGTGAGCGTCAGGCGCAGCAACGCGAAGCTGCCCAGATCAAGGAAGACCAGAAGGCGCTCAAGGATGCACTGGCCGGGCTGACTGCGACTCCCAAGAACTTGGTGGACTTGGCCAAAGCGCCGCCTCCAATCCAGCAGACCATCATGCAGGCTCAGGGCGAGATGGATGCCCTCGCTGCCAAACGTGGCCCAAAGGTACAATCTGCGCCCCCCTTACAAGCGCAACCTACAACAACTTCTACGGTAACTCCCGCCGCACCCGTGGTACCTACTGCCGCCCCTGAGATAGCTCCTACGGTAGCCCCCACTGCGCCTATAGCGGAGCCTGTTGTAATAAAGGCTCCTGAGCCACTGACTATCGACACGCTGCCCCCCGTCATCGGTGCGGACAAGGATGGCCTGAAGGCGTTTGGAAAGACGTTTGGGATTGGCCCCACAGCCAAGATATTGCGGGCCGATGGGCCACTGGCTGGCAAAGACATTTCTGATCCTGCGCAGGCTGCTGAAGTCCGCACGGTGTTGGAAACCTACGCATCCGGCAAGCCTGCCGTTGGTGCGGCTGAAAAGATCGAAGCGTATCTAAAACGACCAGAGTTTCAAGGAGCCCAAAATGTTGCAGGACCTGTCACAGAACCAGTTGGAGCAAGCCCTGAGTTGGCTGACGCAGCCGGACCTATTGCAGCCCCCGGACCCATTAAAGCACCTGAACGAGGTGGAGTGGTATCTGCTGGAGAACCTGCTGAAGCAGTTGCAGGCGGAGAAGGAGCACAGCCCCGTGCACTGACAGAGCGCCAACAACGCATTCAGTTTGGCAAGTCCCTTGGTGCAGCGCAGTCCTACCCCGGTAGTTTGCAGGGGCGAATGAATCTCCCCGCCCAAAAAGCTGCTGTAAAAGGCGACTTTCCGGGGGTAGTAAACGCGCTTGAGAAGAGTAAGAACGCAACGGTTGCTGAAGTTGCTCGACGCGCCAAAGAGCTGGACACCAAAATCCAGATCGACGATACCGCAGGGGAAACCTACGAAGGCCGCAGTGCGTTCCAAGACCAGATGTCAATCGACGGTGCAAAGATGCACCTCGATGCGCTCAATAAACTGCGCGAACTTTCCGCTGTGGTTGACCAGTTGCCAGATGGTGCGGCGCTGCCATACGAGATCACCAGAACTCCCATTGAGACATACCACAACGGGGAAAAGCACTACACCCAGTTGAACCTTGGCAACATTGTTGAAAACAACAACAGCATGTTTACCGGGTTAAATTTGCCTGAAGGTCGCGCACTGCGCACAAAGGAAGACTTCAAAGCCCTTACCGATGCCTACGAGCGCACAACCCAAGAACTTGGGGAGGACAAGCTGCGCCTGACATCTACGGCTTCCGCAGTGCAGCAAGGTATCGCAGGTAAGTATGACGCTGATACCAACACAATCTCCGTCCCAGAATACTACGCAAAGAACGAGGCTGTCTTAGCGCATGAGATCGTGCACGCGCAAGTCTTAGATGCTGTCGCCAGCCCAACAAAAGAGCAGCGCCCTGCGGTTGAGCGCCTTGGCAAACTGTTCGATCACGTTAAGAAGATTGTGGATGAGCGGGCAAAAGCGGACGAGTATTTCCGTGCCCCCTACGGCGCTACCAGCCAGCAGGAGTTTATTGCCGAGGGCTTGTCCAATCCAGACTTCCAATACCTGTTGTCCCGTATCCCGTACGAGAACACAACCGTTTGGGACAAGTTTGTTGAGACCGTTGCTAAATTGTTGGGGCTGAAGAACGACAACGCCCTGACCGAACTGCTGACCGTGTACAGCGATCTAACCAAAGGAGCACCAAGTGGCACTCAAGCCCCTCAAACCCAGCAAGCAAAAGCGCAAAGACAAGAACCAGCCGTTGCCGAGCCCATTGGAAAACGTGCAGCCACAGACATAAAGAAGGCTGAGAAAGGCCGCATCGAAGCCAAGCGTGAGCAGAACGAGTTCATCGCCAGCAACGACCAGCGGGTTGACGACCTTCTGACTGGGCGCTTGCGTGCACTGGGTAAGGAAGCTGGCCTGCGTGCCAAAGACCTGCCGTCTGAGAAGTACCGCGACACCGAGGCGCACAAGATGCTGCGCCTGCCCGGTTTGTTCAACGAGTTCTTCCGCTTGCAAGGTGTTGTGGCCAAGGCGCAGGAGCCCAACCAAAAGGCCAAGAACGCGCAGAGCCTGCAACAGGTTACCGATGCGATTGCCGCTACCGATCCAAACGCCAGCCAGATGCTGGGGGCTTTGCGTCAGATGTCCACACAACAACGGGACACGCTCATCTCGCAGATGAACAAGCAAGGCTTTGATGCGTTTGATGTTCAGGCCAAAGCGCGAGTTGCTGCTGTCAAACAAGAGAAGTCTGCCAGCCGTACCGAAACTGATACAGCACAGGAGCTTGGCGACGAGGAGCTAGAGGCACTGGCCAACACGTTCAATGAGCGTTTCTTCCAAGAGACTGGCAAGCGCATCTTCCTGCCCAAGTTTGTTGGCCCAGAGTTCAACAGCACCGACCGTGATTTGGCTGCGCAAGGCAACGGCAACGCCCTGCTGCGCAACATGATCGACCAGACCAACAGCCCCGCTATCAAGCACGTGCTGCGCAAGCTGCGTTCGCTAAACCTAAATACCAAGATTGTGATCGGCCCTGTCGAGGGCAACCGTTCTGGCTCCTACGACCCAGCTACCGATACGATCACGTTGAGCCCTGAGTTTGGTTTGAACGCGCACACACTCATCCACGAGTACACGCACGCCGCTATCTCCAAGGTGTTGGCCAACCCCAACCACCCGCTGACAAAGCAGTTTGCCAAGTTCTTTGATCAGATGCAGAACCGACTGGGCGCTGCGTACGGTGCACAGGACCTGCAAGAATTTGCCGCTGAGTTGGTGGGCAACCCTGAGTTCCAAGCGGTGCTCAAGTCCATCAAGACCCCGCGCAGCGAGAGCATGTTCAAGCGCATCATGCAGTCCATCGCTGAGTTCTTCGGGTTCCAACCGTCTGCCTTTGACACGGGCCTCAACTTCATCAACGATGCGATAGACATCTCCGGCGACGTGGAAGCAAACGCTGCTGACAAGATGTTCTTGGGTATGGGTGACTTCAAGGCTGTGTCCAACATCGGCAACGCCATGCCCCGTCTCGCTGGCGATATGATTGAGAGCACCCGCAACGCTCTGTCCAACGCACGTGAGTCGGGTGTTGCTCAAGCGGCCTTTGGCCTGTTGCGTCTTGACAACATCAACACCCTGTACAAGAAAGAGCTGCCTTCCATCCAGACCCTGCTCAATGCGCTTGAGAAGCGCAACGGTATGCAGGAAGCGATGATCAAGGATGTCAACACCAAGTACAAAGACATGGTGAAGGTGCAGCAGAAGTACCCCCAAGCCATGAAGCGGGTCAACGACATCGCCATCGACGCACGCTTGAAATCAGTGGACATCCTTGACCCCAACTTCAAGACGAGCCCCAGCAACATCAACGATTACCAGAACCTCAAGCAGGCGTTCACCGCGCTGCCCAAAGAGGTGCAGGACGTGTACCGTACCATTCGCAAGGACTACGAGAACTCCCTCGATGCGTATGAGAAGGTGTTGTTGAACGCTGCCGATAGCGTGTCTCCATCTTTGGCTAAACGTCTTACTCTACAGTTCCAAACTCGCAAGCGCGTAGTCGCCTACGTGCCGTTCCTGCGTCAGGGTGACTTCTGGGTTGAGTACGCCGACCCTGCAACAGGTGAGCGCACTGCCACTTCGTTTGAGTCGTTCCGTCAGCGCCAGCAGTTTACCGACCAGATGCTTGCACCCAAGGGCATCCAGTTCAAGAACTACCAGAACTTGCAGGACATCCGGTTCGGCGGCGAGAGCTTGCCCCCTACCCACTTCTTGGCTGAAGTGATGGCTGGCTTGAAGCAGCAGGGTGCCACACAGGCGCAAATTGACAGCGTGTACCAGTCGTACCTGACGCTGTTCCCCGGCGAATCCATCGTCAAGCAGTTCATGAAGTCCAAGAACGTGCTGGGTATGGACCGCGATATCGTCCGTGGCTACGGTGACGTGATGGTGCGTTGGGCACGCAAGCTGTCTAACTCTGAGTACATCCCACAGATCGACAACGCAGTCAGCGAAATCTCTGCGCAAGCACAGAATGCCAATGACCCCACTATCACGGCAGCGGCGCAGAACATCTTGGACCAGTCTGAGTTCTTCCACAACCCGAACTTCAACACGTTCGTCAACACGGCCACCACCGCCAGCTACTTCATGTACATGGCAGGCAACATCTCGTCTGCGCTGATCAACTTGACCTCGCTGCCTATGTTGGTCTGGCCCATGATCGGGGCTAAGTTCGGGTTTGACAAGGCCAGCGCCGCCATGCTCAATGCAGGCAAGGTGGCAACGAACGACTGGAGCAAGAATCCAAAATACAAGAACTTGTATAACACCCTGACGGATCACGCACAGCTTGAGCACACAATGGCTCGTGAGTTGCTGGAGGGTCGCCGCCAGACCACGGATGAATTCAACAGCCTGAAAGCCAAGATTCTCGACGGGCTGTCAATCCCGTTGGCCGTTACTGAAAAATACAACCGTGCCACCACAGCCATCGCTGCCTACGATTTGGCCAAGCAAAGCGGCATGAATGAGAACGATGCAGTCCAGTACGCCCTGACCGCTGTGAAAGATGTGCACACATCAGGCTTGGCTGCTACTGGCCCACGCTGGATGCAGACTGGCCTTGGTCGCATGTTCTTCACGTTCAAGTCGTTCGTCTGGAACAGCGCGTTCATCATGGCCCGTGCCTTCCACCAAGCGTATGCAGGAGAGTCCCCAGCGGTGCGCAAGGCTGCGCAACGTCAACTGATTGGGACCGTGGGTATGGCTACTGCGTTTGCAGGTGCCAAGGGCTTGCCTTTCTACGGCGCGGCCTCCACTCTGGCTACCATGATCGCCGCCTTGTTCGGGGATGACGACGAGCCGTTTGACTTTGACACCGAGATGCGTGAGTTCTTTGGCGAAGCCCTCTACAAGGGCGCGTTCAACTACGTCACCAACTTGGAACTGGCCAACCGCGCAGGTATCGCCACAGACTTGTTGTTCCGTGATGACCCCAAGGGTGTTGCTGAACACGGGTACGTGCTGTCTGCCTTGCAGCAAGCCATCGGCCCAATCGGTTCCATCGCAGTCAACACTGGCAACGCTTTCAACATGTTCAGTGATGGCAACGTGGGGCGTGCCATTGAGACGCTTTCTCCTAGCTTCTTGCGCAACGGCATCAAGGGCACACGGTATCTGGTCGAGGGCGCTACAACCCTCAAGGGTGATCCGGTCATGGAGGACATCAGCGCGTACAACTCCCTCATGCAGGTCATCGGGTTCAGCCCTGCTGATCTGTCGAGCACGTACGAGAAAGTGTCCGCTGCCAAAGGTTACGAGCGTGAGGTCAACGCACGCCGAGTGAAGTTGTTGCAGCTCTACGACATGGCCCAGCACGCTGGTGACACGGAGATGATGGGCATGGCACGGGAGAAGATCGCTGAATTCAACGAGACGGTTCCCGCCAAGCGCATCACGGGTGACACCCTGCGCAGGTCAATCGCTGCAAGGGCTGCTGCCGAGAAAGACATGATCAACGGTGTTCGCTTCGACAAGAAGCTGCGTCCAGAGATCGAGGCAAAGTTCTTTGACGATGAGGAATAAAAAAGGCCCCGACTAAGCGGGGCCTAAACTTCCGAAGAAGCAGAGTGCGGGGGAAGTATACCGTCTTTGCGCCATGCACGCACGCCGTACACGCCCTTCTCAACAACTTGTTTGGACACAACGTCCAACCCGTGCCGCTCCGATTCACGTGTGATAAAACGCTGCACCTCGCGGCGGTTCAAGCAAGGCACAAAGAACGATGTGCCCGGCTGAAACTTTTGCCACTCAATCAGCAGGTGCAATCCCAGTATTGTCGTCAAGTAAAACCCCTTCGCTAAAGAATTCCAGCTTGGTCGTGTCAAAGCACAACGAGTTGACTGGGGCTTGCGTATTGGCCACGGTGCCAGCAGTCATGCGTTTCTTCTTGATGCCCACCAGCGCACCGCTCTTGCGGTAGGGGATCATGGTCTCCTCGAAGTTGGTCATGGTCTTGGCGCAGTCGTCTCTGTAGGACCGTGCAACCACGTACAGCATCTTGGTGTCAGGCTCATACCGCGCAGTCAGCGCACCACGTGGCTCCTTGATCGGGCCATGCTCCAGACCGTTGCGTGCGTCCTTGTTGCCGTTGATGACCAGAATCTCGTGGAAGTGGCGCTGCAAAAAGCCGCCCAGATACTCGTCGTTGTCAAACATGTATTCACGATGCTGGACACGTGTGTCCTTGATGAGCTTCACGCCGTATTCAAACACAGGCTTGATCGGTATGTCGTGCAGCCCCAGCTTCTTGGCGATGGTCCCACCTGCAACGGCCAGAGAAACGGCCAGTGCCCAGTACCGCTCCGAGTTCTTGATCTCCGCAGCTTGCTCTACACGCAGTTGGACTTCAGCCATCTTGGCCTTGACCATCGGTAGCTGGCCCACCAGTGCTTGGGAGAACGGCTCAATCGCGTGCCCGTAGTTGTCCATCAGCTTGCCAAAGTGCTCCCGTGCCCATGTGGCATCGTCATGCGGGTCAGGCTTGACCGTGATCTCCAAGATACGTTTGAGTTCGCCATCTGGAAAGTTCTTGATGGACAGCAGTGCGTCAGTGATGGAGCGGTTGGATGAGGTGACCATGCCCGTCTGCCACTTGGTGTTGTTGGCACGCTCGGCGTTCTCGTGCTGGCGCATGCGGTTCTTGCCCCGACCCGAAGTCACGTCATACACTTGCTGAGACATCTGATCCGGTGGCATGTTGGTGATCTCGTCCATCGTCACTGCGAAGCTCTGCATCACACCCAGACGGGACATGCGTGAGTTATATGTGTCTTTAGGTGACAGCAATAATTCCTTGGGCCGACCGTAGATTGAGTTGATGGCTTGCAGGATTGTCGTCTTGCCAGAGCCTGACTCGCGGCTGACCAGATTGAGCAGAAAGCCATCAAGCGCCGTGAACTTCATCAGCAGCGTGCCAAAGCCCATGAAGAAAGCAAAGGCCCGGTACTCCATGCCCGGACGACCGTATACGTTGATCGTGTCCTTCCATATTTGGAAGTCTCCCTTGGGGGTGAACAGCGGCACGTGCGGCAGTGTGGGGGCAGAGGGTGGGCTGTAGACAACCTCCGTT